GTATGCGTAACCAATGTAATCGTATACCAAGTATTCACCATCAGATAAAAATGGTGTTTGCACCGCCTTTCTATCTCTTCCTCTTTCCTTCTCTTCTTCTTTCTCTTCTTCTTTTATATTTTTTTTAAGAGAGAAAATAGAAGAGAGGAGAAATAGAAGAGAAAGCGAACAGAAGCAAGTCCAAACATGATTTTTATCTGACCGTGAATACATGGTATACACCTACAGTGAATACACATACAACATACACGTCCTTTGTTCAAACATTGAACATAGCGAGTCGCTCTGCGATAGATAATGCCCTCCACAACGCCTTCGATACGATTGTTAGTTGTCGCTATCCGTCGATGATGCTCTTAAACATCTCGATAACCGCGTCGACGTTCCCGCCTGCCTTATTCACCAGGTCCAGGCACTTTTCCTTCCCGAACAAGGCCTCAAGCATCTGGTAGGGCGTCAGCGTCGCCGCTGTCCGACTGCCAGGCTTGGGAACGATATAGGTCGCCTCAGCGGGGACCTTGCTGTCTTTCTTTCGCCTGATGCTGTTCTGCCACTTGATGACAAGGGCGTCGATGGCGTACTCGACCAGCTCCGCTTCTGTCACGTTCATGAAGTCCAGCGTCAGTTTCGTCTTCGTAGGGTCATCACCCTCGAACATTCTCGTGCTGCAATATACTGTCCTGTTATCCATATCTACACCTCCTAGTGTATGCGTAGCATATCGAAGGCGATATGGAAGGCATGATCTTTCTCATTATTCAGCGGGAGGGCGTTCACCAGCCCATGTTAGGTGTGCATACGCAGGCACCCGTCGTCTGGTTCGTCACAATCCCTTATGTTGATTACATCATACCCCAGAACAACCCAAATGTCAAGGAAATAATGACACCCCCCCTCGGGGAAATGCCACCCTACCACGCACGGCAAGACGAGTATATGGTATATTATAGAAATGTATTTGTGTAATTTCCCACGGTCCCTTCAGAACGTTCGATAGCGTGCTTGTTCGCGTGATGGCTGCGGCGGTTGTAGCGGTGGGTGGTGGCGATCTATGTTCAAAATTTGAACATAGGGCGCTTTCGTCGGGTAGAAAATTTCTGCAGAATTTCTGGGAGTCTATAGGTAAATGTGCGGAATAAATAATGCACATAGGAACGCAAAGGCGTTGACATCTATGATCGAGTGTGTCATAATGCACACAAAGGAGCAAAAGATGGCAGTCGATGGACGTAGAGTAGACCCGAACGATAGGAAGACCTTCACAGTTGAGAACATCTGGGACTCGCACAGGGAGATAGTGCGCCTCGCTGTCACTGGCATGAAGCAGTGTGATATAGCGAAGACTATGGGCATTACACCGGAGATGGTCTCGTATACGATGAATAGTCCTATCGTCAAGCGTGAGTTAGATATCGCCAGAGGCGCCAGGGACATAGACGCAATCGACGTGGCTAAGCGGATACAGGAAGTAGCGCCAGAGGCTCTAAACGTCCTCGAGGGTCTGCTGAAGACAGCTAACGATGCTATTAAGTTTCGGACAGCAGCAGATATCCTCGACAGGGCAGGCCATGCAGCTGTGAAGACGTTAAGGACGGAGAACCTCAGTGTCCACCTGAATAAGGACGACCTGGACGAGATTAAGCAAAGGGCGAGGGAGATAGGTCTAGTCGACGTGACGCCTCAGGCAACCCAGAGGGTTGCTACCAGTGGAGTGGAAGCTCCAACACTAACGGTGGCAATGGAAGGTATATGAACGGAATGGCTTTGTTCAAAATTTGAACATAGGATGCTTATAAATCATAGAAGGGCGAGCGAGCGGAGGAGAGTGCTATGAGAACGTTTGAGACGATGGGAAGTATGGGGGTGACGACTAGGATCGCCACGACCGACACTGCGGCTGGTATCACCAGTACGCTTCTATATGACACGACTACAGCGCGGCACGCCTGTGCAGCGACCATCTCGGTCGAGACTAAGAATATCCGAGTAGCATTCAGAGCAACCCCTACCCAGGGTGCAAGTGGCGTTGGACATCTCCTCTACCCCGGCGACAGCTGGAGGATCGTAGGCAGGGAGAACCTGGAGCAGTTTCTCGCTATAAGCGCTACCAATGGGCAGGCTGGCGCTTATATGATCACGCTTGAGTACTAAAGGAGGAATAGAGAATGGATAGCATAGGTGGAATTCGATCAGGTTCTCTTCGTCCTTCCCAGGTACTCGGCGCTACGAATGAGATTACTGTTACAGATAATGGCGACGGAACTATTACGCTGAGTGTAGCATCTGCCCTAAATCCTGTCATCGTAAAGGGTGCTATCGACTGTTCAGGGAACCCAAACTACCCCGCGGCAGATGCCGGTCATCTCTACTACGTAAGCGTGGCAGGGAAGATAGGCGGTGCATCTGGTACAGTTGTAACAGCATTAGATATCGCTATCTGCCTCGTTGATGGGACAGTAGCAGGAACGCAAGCGGCTGTCGGGGCTAGTTGGCTCGTTGGACAGTCGAATATAGACCTCACTAATATATCTATAACAGGTGGGGCGATATCTGGCACTAATGTAACAGTAGGAGCAGGAAAGACACTGGACGTATCAGCAGGTACCCTTACTCTCGCTGACAACCAGATAAGTGGTGATAAGGTAGAAGGTGGTACTATCAACGCCATCACTATTAACACTATGACAGGAAACCTCATCCTTTCAGATGCTGGTAAGATCACCCTCGACATAGCCCCTGACTCTGACCACACCGCTACGGGTATCATAGCATCCTATACGGCTGGTGAGAACCTTGTCTTTGGGAACCTCTGCTACTTGAAATCAGATGGCAAGTGGTGGAAGTCCGATGCTGACGCTGCGGCCACCATGCCGGGGATGAAGATGGCTATTGCTACTATTTCCGCTGATGCTTCCGGTCTGTTCCTCTGCTGGGGAGTTGCCCGTGATGACTCTTGGAGCTGGACGATAGGCGGGATGATATACGCCTCTACGGATGGCGGTGGACTTACTCAGACTGCCCCATCAGGCGATGGAGACCAGATTCAGATAGTCGGCAAGGCTAAGAGCGCAACTACAATCTTCTTCCACCCTACAGAGATAGTTACTGAAATCGGGCTGGACATCGTTGACCTTGGTACGGCGACGCCTACGACAATCACCTTCGCAGAAATGACGGCTGTTCCTAAGACGTGGATGGCTAACCACTCGTCTGACCAGACAGTGACCTTCGACGCTCCTGTCGCTGCGGACGTGGGTAAGCAGTTCCGCATTGTTAAGAATGGTACTGGGGCGGGTAAGGTTATTGTAGATGCTCCTGCTGGAGTTACAATAGAAGATAGCGCAGATGGTGGTACTTGTTACTGCGATGCCTCTGCGAGAGCCTCTATGCTATTCCTTGTTACCTCTGCCACCACCATACAAAAACTTGGCGGCACCGGGAACTGGACGACGACATAGGTGACGCTATGATATACCAAGTATTTCCTACAATCATAAGTGGAACCATAACAGGGTTGAGAATTAGCAATGTAGCCAGCTACTACTTCCTCGATAATCTCCCTGCTGACGTACTCAGGTTCGCAGGTAGCGGGAATGAGATGCATATCTCTGACGGCACCAAGACCAAGAAGGTGCTGCTTGGGGCTTTGGGAACGGGGGAGACGTTGGGGGGAGAATTATTAGCGGATTCAGCGTTTGATGCAGATGCTTCATGGGATATAAAAGATGTTGGGTGGACTGTTTCTTCGGGACTAGCGACTGCCACTGCATTAGGGGATAACAAAAAAATATGGCAGAGTAATGTGGCTGCTGGTGTAGGTCAATTACGGAAACAGGTTATCGTTTGTGACTCCCTCATCGGGACTTACAGGCATGGGATAGACAGAGCGCAAATCTGTGCCAATCAAGCCACCGTAGGGGCATCGACTGCTTATAGAACACTCCTAAATACAACAAACGCTTCATCCGGTATATTCTCGGCAGGATCATTGGCCGGTACCTTTTCGTCCATTACACAAAAACAAGTCCTCACCCCCTCCACCTCTGGCCTCTGGTACACGCCGGTAAGCGAGGAAAGCGGGTGGGATCCGAATGCAGCTACCCATACATATCGGGTGCTTGCCACCAAGAAAATAGCCCGTCCTATCAGGTATATGGGCGTATCGGTACATCATGTATAAGGGAGAATAAAATGACATACTCAGAACTTACAGATAACCAGAAATCAGGTATCGACTATTGGGCAGCACACAATCTCAGGAGCATAAACCAGTACCTTGCATGGCGCGAGACTGATATTGCATGGGATATAGAACAGGACGGAAACAGGGGATACACTGAGATGCAGGAGCTAATAGCTGCTAATATCCCTCTTCCTGAGACCGTAGCGGAACCAGAACAAATAGATCCTGATGGACAGGAGGAATAATAATGGCAGGAACAGTATATCACTCTATACCAGCAGCGTCACCTATTCCTGGGATACAGATAGGAACAGACGCTGATTATACAGCCATATCTTCTGGTGGGGTAATTACGTATGCAGGAACTGCGAAGCGCAATTTAACCCTTCGTCCCCAGTTAAGTACTTCGCAACTTATCAAGACTCCTCCTACGGTGTCTATCGTTCCTACACCTATTTCCCTGGGAGCGTTTACTGGCTTCTCTATGCCTGTCTATAACGCAGATGGAGAAGAGTTGTTCTTCAGGATGAGAGTCCCTTATAGGTGGGATGGATCTACGAATCCCTATTTTAAAATAATAGTAGCTCTTAGTAATGCAGCTGGGGAGGATGTGGGAGATAAGTTCCAATTTCAGCTTAGTTGGAATAACACTTCAGTTACAGGAGCTATCGAAGCGGATACAGTAGACGTATTAACAGAAACAACAATTATTACAGACCATTCCGCTCAATACTCTACTTATTCAGTAGTCTTTGAGATGGACTATGATAACGCAGGGCTTCAGCAGACTATGGTAGCAAGAAACGAATTGGTAGGCAGGGTGAGAAGAATAGCAGCTTCGAGTCTTGAAGTTACAGGAGAAATATACGACATGGACTGGATAACCGGTTGGACTGTAGATAAAGTATTTGGGGCATTTTAAGAGGACATATGGCAGGTACAGTTAAACATAGCGTAAAAGACTCATGCGAGGTGTCCACTAGCCTTACCATAGGAAGTGCTGTTACTACTACTGCATCAGTTCGTGGAACGCCACTTTCAGCAGTCTTAGAAAACTTTGTTGCTAACTCCAGATTAGATTGCTGGAGCAACTCTAATAGTGTAATCCAGGCAGCTACAGATGCTCCTAGCATTGTTTTAAACGGTGATTTTACAGATAACACTGGGTGGTGGAGTACTACTGACTGTACTATCGCAAGTGTAGGTGGTCAGTGTGTAATGACAAGAACAGGTGGTGCGACACAGAAGATATCGCAACTTGTTTCTGTAACAGCTGGAGTAGGCTACTTACTGAGCGTTTCTTTGCAGTCTGGCACAGCTGGTGCTGTTCCTGTACAAGTAACGGTTAGCTATGGTGGAGCATCTACTATCCAATTTAAGCCTGTTACAACTACAGGTTCATTAACTGCAACAACATTATATTTTATAGCGGAAGCAGCAAAAAGCGTATATATTATAGTAGAAAAAATGGATGCTACTGACGGTACTACTATAATTGATAGTATATCCTGCGTTCTAGCAGGAGCCGTAATATCGTCTGAAGATGAAATAGCTCTTGACGGTTGGTTAAAGTATCCTTCAACTTCAAATGTTCCTGTGATATACCAAGATGCGTATACTGTTCCAGTTGAGAGCAGAGGAATCCACTCAGTACGAGTAGAGACTACAGCTGCATCGAGACTCTATAATCGTAATCATAATACTATAAAGTGGCGTAGACAGTGGCAGGGGAAGGCCGTAGTCTTCGGCGCATGGGTAAAAGCAGGAGACAATAAAGCTAGCATATACATACTGGATGGTGATGAGTGGAATATGTCAGTTGCTAATAATGTAGGAACCGACTGGCAATTCCTGTATTGTACTAAAAATATACTATCTGCAGCAGAATCTGTTCAGTTTGGATTTTCCGTCGCTGCTGATGCAACAGCATATTTCTCTATGCCTATTTTTCGAAGAGGGACTAGTTTAGCTTCAACGGATCATTCTTTTGTAAGAAATGAGCGTATATACCTAGAAACTAGTCCTTACATATTAAATGGATCATCTTTGGTCTCGGGAGTATCTTCCTTGACTTTAGCAGATTGGGTATACGGATCGCTTCCCCCTAGTATAAAAGCCCTTGGAGGAGTGATTAGCGGACAAAATACAGCTGCTGATAAGTCCTTAACTGTAAGTGAGAATATGTTTTCATCAACTATAGGGGAACTTTACTCTCAAGTAGCTAATGTATCTGTATCTTCTCGTTTTGAGGGTCCCATTCAGCATGGATATGAGCTATTAGGGGGAGTAGGAGGGAAAATATACTTTACAGCTGAAGATGGCAACTGGTCGCAAGTTGTGATGAGAGTTAACTGGGTGGAGGTAGACTAATGAATGAGCAGAAAGAAGATAATAAGAAAATAGTGCATACTGCGGATAACAGAAAAAGTCCGGTTTCTGTGGTAGATATCGACAAGCAAAAAGGCTTACAAAAAGAGTTATAATACAGTTCCGCCAAATACGATTGAGGAGCAGGGCATGGAGAAAACTTTAATGGGAACAGTCGGGACTGTCATTATCACGTGGGTAGGAATACTAACAGGCACAAAGGTAGACAAGACGGCCTGTGTAGCGACACATAAAGGAGTTTGCGAGAAGCTAGATCTACTGCTGAAGAATCAAGATGTCTATGGCCAGCGTGTAGAGTACATTATAGCACGATTAGATAGGCATATAGACGGGAATGGAAATGGAAAGGTGGGGACTCCATAATGAGCACATACACAGACGAACAAGATGATTTCGCAAAAGACATAGCTAGATTAATTATGTGGTGCGATGAGCAGAATTACGAGATATCTTTTGGGGAAGGTTGGAGACCACCTTTTGTTGCTGAGATCTACCATAAACAAGGAAAGGGGAGTCTGAATAGCTTGCATATAGACAGACTAGCTCATGACCTTATCATCAGGAAAGAAGGAAAAGAGGTAGGGGTAGAAGACTACAAGAGAGTAGGAACTGCGTGGAAGCAGCTATCCCCGAACAACGCCTGGGGAGGCGATTTTAAAGGGAAGACAGCTGGAGACTACCAGCACTTCTCGAGAGCATATGGAGGGAGGAAGTAGTGGCTAGGTTTCTATCTGACTTGGTAAGGAAGGATCTGACAGATGAAGTCTCTGTTCTCCATGAAGCACTGATATACGAGAGTGATGTGGAGGGGATAGGAACGATAGTAGTACCTATTGGTTTCTATACAGACCTGGCATCTGTGCCAAAGGTACCTATCGTATACGAAGCATGGGGAAACCGTGCTCATTATGAGAGTGTTCTTCATGACTTCTTGTTTAGGATAGACAGTGTACCACAAGCGACATTCGAGCAGGCTAATGATGTCTTCTGTGAAGCGATGGGAGTACGAGGGAAGAGTTGGTATATTCGATATCCTATGTGGCTTGGAGCTAAGTTCGGTGGTGGACTGTCATACCACAAGAGAAAAGTAGCAGATATTCTTGCGTAATGGCTATGTTCAATTTTTGAACAAAGGGAACGATTGTGAAGCTGGAAGAAAAAGAACAGATAAAAGAGATCATGGCGCAGTGCTATCTGAGCACGGAAGTGACAGCTAAGATCCTCTTTGCAGAGTCCTTCGAGAGAGCCTTTGCTCCTGTTACTCGTCCTATCTTCGCAGCTCTCGATGATGATAGTAAGCAGAAGGTAGTTATCAAGGCACCTCGAGGGTGGGGGAAGTCTACTATCTTGAACATTGCGTATGCAGGTAAGAAGGCTCTCTTCAAGGAAAAGAAGTTCATCGTCCCTATCAGTACTACGTCGACGAAAGCTGTCATGGAGAGTGAGAATCTGAAGAGGGAGCTACTCACAAACGTACTGATAAAAAAGATCTTCGGAAATATAAGAGCGAACAACGCTAACGACACTGGCATCGATCCTTCGTTTAGTAAGGAGATGTGGATGGTGAACGGTGACACTCTTATGTTTCCCAGGGGCGCTGGCCAGCAGGTCCGTGGGGTTAGGTGGGGAAAGTATCGACCTGATCTGATCATAGTAGATGATCTGGAAGATGCAGAGTCAGTAGACTCAGAGGAGCAGAGGAAGAAGCTAAAGCAGTGGTTCTTCGCTGATGTGCTTAATAGTGTGGATAGAAGTAACCCTAACTGGAAGGTTGTTTATATCGACACGCTTAAGCATGAGGATAGCTTGCTGGCAGATCTGCTAGCTGATCCGACGTGGCACTCGATAAATATCGACCTCTGCGACGATGCGCTGCAGAGCAGCTGGCCTGAGTTTATGTCGAATGCAGCGGTAAAGGAGCTATACGAGAGCTTCAGGGTACAGGGGCTTCTGGACGTTTTTGCTAGGGAGTATCGAGGTCAGCCTATTGCGAAGGAGGATGCTATTTTTAAGCAGGACTACTTCAAGTATTATAGTGAGAGTGATCCTGATTTTTCTAAGGCGTTGAGCTCGTATGAGAATGTAGTTATCATAGATCCTGCAAAGACGACGAAGGTCTCGTCGGACTATAGTGCTATCGTAGGAATAGGTGTAAACGTAGAGCTGCCTCGTATATGCGTACGAGATATAGATGCAGACAAGATGCACCCTGAGCAGATATACGAACGTGCCTTCGCAATGGCAGATAGGATAGGGGCCAGGACAATAGGCTATGAAGTGACAGGCCTCAACGAGTTCATTACCTATCCAATAACTACATATATGCTGAAGAGGGGGAAGTTCTATAACCTTGTCGAGCTGAAGGCGAGAGGGAAGAAGAATGATAGAATAGCGATGCTGAACCCTCTGTACCGACTCGGCTACATATACCATAACAAGAACGTCTCACATACGCTGGAGAACCAGCTAATGGCCTTTCCAAAGAGTAAGCGAGACGATGTGATGGATGCAGTTGCATATGTAGTGGAACTACTGGAGCTGGGCGAGCGTTACTTTGCACCTGACAATACGGCAGGAGAGATGCCGGAAGAGGATGAATTTGCAGACCTCGAGAAGGAGTACGAGCCTGCTATAAAGAACTGGAGGGCTGCATAGATGCCTGTCAACTTGGATCCAAATAATAGTAGTGCGAATGTCTATATGTCGCAGAACTTTGATTATAAGTATCCTAGAGGTCTCGACCTCAGGCCGACGTCTGCTCTCCACGCTTCCCTCTTGAGTAAGCTGAACCTTCGCATACAAGAAAGCGCAAGGGAGATGCAGAAGAGGCATAAGAGCTGGAAGCAGATAGACAGAACACTGACTGCCTACATCCCCCTCGACGAGATGGAGAAAAAAGTTAAGGACAATGATGATAGGAAGCCAGTTTCTATTGTTATTCCGTATAGCTTCGCGACCCTAGAGACGTTGCTGACGTATTTCTCAGCTGCCTTCCTTGAGTATCCTATCTTCAAGTATAGCGGCAATGGTCCTGAGGATAGGATGGGTGGGATTATGCTGGAGAAGGTTATTGAGGTGCAGAGTAGAAGAAGCAAGATGGCCCTTGCCCTTCTTACTACTTTCCGGGATGCTTGGTCATATGGGATAGGTAGCTGTGCACCTTATTGGGATAAGATATATGGGAAGAAGACAGTGGTTGAGGAAGCTACTTTCTTCTCTGCAATCTTCGCTAAGATGATGAATACAGGTGGGACGAGACGAGTCAGCAAAGATGTGACGCTATATGAGGGGAACTTCCTCCGGAACATAGATCCTTATATGACGCTGCCAGACCCCAACGTGCCGATACATGAGATTCAGAAGGGTGAGTTCTTCGGCTGGATAGAGACGACAAACTATATGGAGCTTCTATCTGCTGAAAGAAACGACCCTGACAGTTTTAATGCTAAGTACCTTAGCGACATGAGAGGGACAGCTGGGCATAGTCAGTATAACAAGGCGAAGAGTGCTACGGGTAGAGATGAGAGGTTTGGAAGTGGACTGGGTCCTGCACCTTCCTCAACGTCTCCTATTGACAAGATCTACCTATACGTCAACATGATCCCGAAGGAGTGGGGTCTAGGCAGCGGGGAGTATCCTGAGAAGTGGCTCTTCTGTGTAGCAGCAGACAAGATCATCTTAGGCGCAAAGCCACTAGGCCTGAACCACAATATGTTTCCTGTAGCTACCTGCTCGCCAGACTACGACGGTTACTCCGTCACTCCTGTAAGTCGTCTGGAGCTTATAGGAGGGCTCCAGACTACACTCGACTGGCTGGTTAACTCGCATATAGCGAACGTAAGGAAGAGCATAAACGACATGCTCGTTGTCGATCCCTCTCTGATCAATATAAACGATCTGATGGATCCTGCACCAGGAAAGCTGATAAGGATGCGTAGGGCAGCCTGGGGAAGAGGAGTAGAAAATGCAGTTAAACAACTTGCTGTTACTGATATTACTCGTAGTCATATACAGGACTCCGCTTATATCACAGAGCTCATCAAGACATGCTCTGGTTCTGTTGACAGTGTTATGGGTCTTGCTAGAAATGGCAGTGAAAGGGTGAGTGCAGATGAAAGTAGAGGCACGAGAATGGCTGCCCTCTCGCGATTAGCTAAAGCTGCTAAGATCGTATCGCTGCAGACTATGTGGGATCTGGGCTATATGCTTGCTAGTCACACGCAACAGCTGATGACTCGCCCTCTCTACGCAGATATGACAGGTAGGTGGGAAGAAGAGTTGAAGAGCCAGTACCAGAATGCTGATCGCTTCCAGATATACCCGAATGATATCTCGATAGACTACGACATCATCGAGAGCGATGGGACGCTGCCGACAGGGGAGAATGCAGATACTATGACGACACTCTTCCAGAGTATTGTCTCTCAACCTATGCTGAGCCAGCAGTTCGACATTGTCAGGATCTTCCAGAGAATCGCTATGATGATGGGAGTGAAGGACGTGAATGAGTTTAAGCTGCAAGGTAGGCAGATGCCTCAGGTAAGTGGAACTGCTGTGCCTGACCAGACAGTGCTGAACGAAGCACAGAAAGGAAACTTGGTGCCGCTATCATGAACGGGAAAGAGGAGATAGAGTTCGGGGTAAATGAGATCGAGGAGTTCGTACAGCATAGGGTCTGGAGATTCCTTGTGCAGTCTGCTATCAGTAGAGTAGACGAGAAGATGACAGCAAACAATAGTATCGACCCTTTCAAGGATCCTACGACAATATGTAGAAATCAAGGGTTTATAGAAGGCCTTGGTTATATAGTAGATCTTCCATCTATCTTGAAGGAAGATACAGAATACGAAAGGAATAAGAAAAAGAAAGAGGAGAAGAAAGATGACGCTTGAGATTAGTGAAGATGTGAAAAAAGGAATAGAAGAGCTTACAGGTCTGGAGCCTGAAGTACCTCCTGTAGAGCCACCCCCGGTAGAGCCTCCTCCTGTGGAACCGCCTCCGGTGGAACCTCCACCTGTAGAGCCTCCGCCAGTAGAGCCGCCTCCTCCGGTGGACGATCTTGCTATGCCACCTGTACCGTCTGTACCGCCTGTGGCACCTGTGCCTCCAGTAGTTCCAGAGCCGCCTCCTGTCGATCCCAGGGATACTACTATCGCTCAGCTGCAAGGGACGATAGAAGAGCTGAGGAAGATGGTTGAGGCTGTAGCAGCTGGGAAGCAGCCTGCTACTCCAGTAGCTCCTGTAGAACCTACAGCACCTGAGGTACATAAGTTTCTCGAGAAGGATGATGATCTAGATGAGGCATTGAAGAGCGTGGACAACTTTAACGCAATGCTCTCGGGCGTTATGGTAAAGTCGCAGGAAGGTATGCTGGCAGCGTTGCCTCAGATCGTCATGACTCTCGCAGACCAGGTGGTGACGAGGAAGATTGCTGTGACAGAGTTCTTCAATGCGAATAAGGACTTGGTAGGAAGCAGGGCATACGTCGGAACAGTGGCGAATGAACTGGCTGCTGCTAACCCCGACTGGACGATGGAGCAGGTGATAGAGAAACTGGCTCCCGAGGTGAGGAGTCGTCTGAAGTTGGGGACTGGTCCTGGCCCTGTTATTCCTCCTGCTGCACCGCCTCCGTCTGCTGATCCGCCTGCATCACCTGCCTTCGCTGGAGGCTCACATGCAAGGCCCGCGGGAGGAGGACAAGGAGAACTGACACGAGTGGAGCAGGGGATAATGGACCTGATCAAGGACGTGATATAAACACCCTTTGTTCAATTTTTGAACATAGAGATAAAGAAAAGACTAGGGAACATGGTATACTTCTGTAAACGAGACGTTTCTTCTTGGGATAGACCGAAAGGTTTCGAAGAGACCAAGGTGCAGATGATGAGCCAGAGGAACCTTGCAGCGGATAAGGAACACTACAAACCCTTAACATGGAGGATGCGAAATGAGTGATGGAACTTTAGATCGCCTTCTGTATCAGTTTCTGAGAAAGGGAGATATCTCCTTTGCGAAGTTCAAGGACGACGCAGCGCTCAGTTTCGGTGATGCGAAGGATGTCGGGATTAGCTGGAATGGCACTAACCTTGCCATTCTGCCGCTAGTCGACGACACCGGAGCGATTAACGTAGGTAACGGAACTAAGGACATGGATGTGAAGGTGTTCTTGGGAACAGCTGCAAAATATGCGCTGTTTGATGTAGGTAACTCCTGTGTAACACTGGCAGGTGTAGACCTGAAATTCTCTACTGGCGGTGGATCGATCTCTAGCGGTGCATCTTCTCTGACTATCTGTGGTGGGGATACTGCAAGAGATGATCTGCTTCTGTACGGCAGTTCTGTTGTTACCAGTAGGGGAACTGTTTCTGTTGGCGACTTTGCCAGTTCATATACTACTCCGGGACAGGCAGGCCTCGGCATCCCGCTTGGGAATGCTACTAACCCGGACATAAGGGCTTTTATTGTTGCATCTACTGACGGTACAATTCAGCCTACCAAGAGGATCGAATCCTCTTGCCACTCGTTTGTCCAGTCTATGGCATGGGCTACGACTACGCTGAGTGTAACTGCTCTTGAAGGTGTCTTCTATGGAGGCTTCGATCTGGTGTCGACATCAGATAACATTAACATCTCTGGCTGCGGTGGTTGGGTTTATCTTAACGATGAGTCTGGCTTTAGTACTGCTGGTACTGACCCTGTTATTGGGACAGATGCTGGTAAGAAGACATATGTTGCTGGACTTGAGTCTTGGGTAGCTTTACCTGCTAGCTATGAGATCAAAGCTTGTGGCTATGTTTGTGGTCTAAAGCTGTCCAACAACTTTGTATCACCTGGGACGAATGTAGGAGCTGGAAAGACCTACAACATCTACACTGAGACTGTCGACTCTGTTGGTTATGACTACTTCTGGGGAACTAACCAAATAGGAAATGGTCTCTCTGTAAATGCGTTGACTATTGGTGTAGCCACATCTCATGCGCTTGCAATAGACATGAATGGAACTCCTGGCTATATCCCGGTGTTTACAGACAAGAGCTGGAACGCTTAACTAATAAGAAGAGGAGAAGATGATGGAACTGAGTACTTACGAAAGATTAACCCTTCTTGCGATTCTTCCTAAGGAAGGGAATTTTATAACTCTTAAGATCATTCGACAGCTTCAGGAAGCTCTTAGCTTTACTGAAGAAGAGATTAAAGTTCTCAACTTTGTCGTGGACGAGAAGAGCGAGACGGTCAAATGGAATCGAGATCCAGAAGCGGACAAACCTGTCGAAGTGAAGATAGGGGAGAAAGCTACTGACATTATTATCGGGGTGCTGAAGAAACTCGATAAAGAACAAAAACTTACTCATCAACATTTCGAACTTTACGAGAAGTTCGTAGAAGGAGGAAAGTAGAAATGGATACAAAGAAAGGTTGGCTTGATCTTACCGGCTTCATGTACTATACGAAGCCTATTGTAGCGGAGGCAGCAGATAGTGGTGCGTATGTCACTGCTGTTGCTCTCTCCAGCTTGACCCTGGGAGCGTTTACTATCGCAGCCCAGCCTGATTACCCTAGGACTGTTCGGGGATATCTGACTGATGCGAACGCTACTATCACTAACGGCACGGTTACTATCGTCGGCCTGGAC